GGACAAGGAGAACGCAAACACGGACTCTGCCCTGGTAGCAACCAAACGCTGCCTGATTTTCAACGAACTCAACAAGCGGCTGTACCGCAAGTTCTTCATGACGAAGGACGAACTGCAAGCCTGCAAGGATGGATATATCTATATCCATGACCAGTCTGCCAGACTGGATACCATCAACTGCTGCCTGTGTGATGTGGGTTCTATCATGAAGGGCGGTTTTGAAATGGGGAACGTCTGGTACAACGAGCCGAAAACGCTTGACGTAGCCTTTGACGTGCTGGGTGACATTATCCTGGCTACCGCTTCTCAGCAGTATGGTGGATTTACTGTCCCTGAGATAGACAAAATCCTTGCCCCTTATGCTAGAAAGTCCTACGCTAAATACGTGGCTGAGTATCATAAGGTCAAATATGACCGTGATATTTCTGGAAAGCTGATTGCAGACCACTACATTGAAGCTGACGAATGGGCAACTGCAAAGGTGGAGCGGGATTTTGAACAAGGCTTCCAGGGTATTGAGATGAAACTAAACACTGTGGGAAGTTCCCGTGGTGATTATCCCTTTATTACTATGACCTTCGGATTGGCTACAGATGACTTCGGCAAGATGGCAAGCAAGACCTTCCTGAGAGTTCACATGAACGGTCAGGGTAAGCCAGATAACAAGAAGCCTGTCCTATTCCCTAAACTTGTTTTCCTCTACGATGAAACAATCCACGGAGAGGGCTGTATCAATGAGGATGTTTTTGAGGCAGGTATTGATTGTTCCTGCAAAACCATGTACCCAGATTGGCTGTCTCTCACAGGTGAAGGATATGTAGCCAGTATGTATAAGAGATACAGAAAAGTAGTATCTCCTATGGGTTGTCGTGCATTCCTCTCTCCCTGGTATGAAAGAGGCGGCATGGAACCTGCGGATGAATTGGATGAACCTGTTTTCGTAGGGCGTTTCAATGTTGGTGCTGTCAGCCTACACCTGCCTATGATTTTGGCAAAGTCCCGACAGGAAAACAAAGACTTCTATGAGGTTTTGGACTATTACCTGGAAATGATCAGGAGCATACACAAACGTACCTATGAGTACCTGGGTGAAATGAGAGCCAGTACCAACCCGATTGCCTACTGTGAAGGTGGTTTTTACGGTGGTCATTTAAAGCCTACGGACAAAATCAAGCCCCTGCTGAAACCTATGACTGCATCCTTTGGGATTACCGCTTTGAACGAATTGCAGCAGCTTTACAACGGCAAGTCCATTGCAGAAGATGGTCAATTTGCCCTGGAAGTCATGCAGCATATTAACCAGAAGGTTACTGAGTTTAAGAAAGCAGACGGTTGGCTGTATGCAATCTATGGCACACCTGCTGAGTCTCTTTGTGGATTGCAGATTGAGCAGTTCCGCAAGAAATATGGTGTGATTGAGAATGTTTCTGATCGCCCGTATGTGTCCAACTCCTTCCACTGTCATGTTACAGAGGATTTGACCCCTATTGAGAAACAGGATTTAGAGGGACGTTTTTGGGACTTATTTAACGGCGGCAAAATTCAGTATGTACGTTATCCCATTGACTACAACCGGGAAGCTGTTAAGACTCTGGTGAAACGTGCTATGAAGATGGGCTACTATGAGGGTGTGAACTTATCCCTTGCCTACTGTGATGACTGTGGACACCAGGAAGTAGAGATGGATGTTTGCCCCGTCTGTGGCAGTACCAACTTGACAAAGATTGACCGTATGAATGGTTATCTCTCTTATAGCCGTGTGCATGGAGATACCCGCCTGAATGCCGCAAAAATGGCTGAGATTGCAGAAAGGAAGTCTATGTGATGGAATACACAATTTCTAAAGAAAAAGGTAGCAACCGCTACTACGTGCATCGTATCGGTGACAAAACCCCTATCCTCTATACCTACGGCACTAAAAAGCAAGCACTCCACAAGGCTGCGTACCTCAACGGCGTAAGCTACAAGGAATATCTAAAACTCAGGAAGCAAGATGGGAGTGACGAAGATGATTGAGATTACCAAAACCGAGGTTTGCGGATGGGATGCAGCTATCCGAGGCATGAGAAATCCGCTGAACTCCTGGGCAAAATCAGATAGTGCCTATAGTTATGACCCTATCCGTAATGGCGTGGTCATGAAGGTTGGAGAAAATGACCTTGACCTGATGAAACGGCTAGTGAAGTCCGGGAGTGACCATAGCAAGTTTATGAGAATGATCACTGTGACTTGTGATCTGAACGCTCCGCTTTACTGGTGGAAGGAATATGACACCTACAAGGTAGGCACGGTAGCAAACTCCTGTTCCACCATGCACAAAATCCATGCAAAGGAATTTACCATGGATGATTTCAGCACGGGACACCTTTTAGATGAAAATCGTGGGAATTGTTTTATCCCTGACCCTAACGATGGATATTACAGTTTTTCCCCACTGGATGTGTTTGAAACCATTATTGAAATGCTTAATAAGTGCCGTAACCTGTATCTGGCAACAAGAGACAAGCGGTATTGGTGGCAGATGATACAGCTTTTACCTACGTCCTATAACCAGAAGCGGACAGTCCTGCTGAATTATGCAGTCCTGCGGAACATCTACCATGCACGAAAGACCCACAAACTGGATGAATGGCACACCTTTTGCCGCTGGATTGAAGGGCTACCATATTCAGAGCTTATCACGATGGAGGCTGAATGATGTTTAAGCACAAAACTGTAGTTATTACCTACATATTCTTAGGGCTTTTAACTGCACTCCTTCTATTTGCCGTCTATCAGAAGAACAAGGTTCAAACACAGACAGCTAGTGTATGTGTGGATATTTCCGTGGGAGAGACGGGGTATTATGGTCTTGTTTCCAACGTAGAGTTGCAATATTACAAGAACGAACTCACAAACATCAAGCTCTATAATCCCACGTTGCTTTCTTTCAAAGCGTCAGAAAGGTGGAATGGTGGGTATTATGTATACAGCTTTGATGATGTGCAGCAGATAATCAAAGCCCTACGGGAAAGTGACAGTCCAGATGTAGAGTCTATTATTGATGCCCTTCAATCAGGGCTGTTAATTACACAGGCAAGTACATGAGGGAGGTATTGGGATATGGACTATTCCAGAGTACCGGAAGAACTCAAACACCTAAAGCAGTGGGTCTGTGCCTGGGATGGTTCAAAAGTCCCAATGAGAGCCTTTGAGCGGAAAGCCGCTTCCTCCACTGCCCCTGACACTTGGAGTTCATTTGAACAAGCGGTATGGGCAGTGGAGCAGGGCTATTATGATCACATAGGCTTTGTGTTTGCTAACAGTGATATGGTAGGCATTGATATTGATGCAGGATTTGAGGACGGGCTTATGACCCCTCTGTGTGCTGATATTATGAGTGTCTGTCATTCCTACACAGAGAAATCCAGAAGTGGGCGTGGGGTACATATCTTTCTACATGGGAACTTACCTTTCTCTGGAAAGAACAACCTGCATGGTGTAGAAATCTACAAGGCTAAACGATTCTTCATAGTGACCGGAAGGGAGATGATCTTCCCTGAGATCGTAGAGAACCAGGAAGCTATTGACTATGTAGTGCAGAAATACTTCCCAGAGCAAGAGCGTACCGGGAGTAAGTCTCCCCTGGTGCAGAAGATATATACCCCTACCTACCCGAAACCTACGGATGGAATTATCCGTATCAGACCCGACTACCCGCCTATTGCAGCAGGAGGCAGAAATCTATCTCTCACTTCCCTGGCAGGGGCTATGCATAACACTGGCTACAGCAGAAAGCAGATATACAACGAACTGCAATATGTAAACCAGACCCAATGCAAACCGCCCCTGCCTGACAGGGAACTACAGACAATCAGTGAGAGTGTTACAAGGTACAGGAGGTAGCAAGATATGGCACAAACATTGTATCTGCCCGATGGGTCAAGAGAAGTGGTATTAAATGACCCAGAAGAAACCTTGCATAGAATTGTCTATGAGAGACTGGAGCGTGATTGTGCTGAGTTGTTGGAGAAAATCATAGAAGAAGCGGAGTATGTACCAGAAGGTGATGACTATAAATATATCGCAGACTGTCAGCTTTCTTTGCTTCTAACCACTGTAGAAGAACTGAATGCAGCTCTTACCCTGTTTGATTCTCCCAGACTGAATAAGGCGAAGTTACAGAAACAGTTACAGGCTATCAGAGACAATCTATATAAAAACTTGTGAAGGGAGGTGAATTTATGAGTGAATACAATCCCGATGAATTGTTTCGGCTGGAGAACGGGAGGTATATTACCTCAGTAGAGTTGTCCGACAAAATGAGGTACATTAAGGCACACCACCCGGAAGCAGCTACCCAGGAAAACAGCACAGGTTATTCTTGGGATGAAGCTGGTATGGCTGATTTGTTTTCGGAGTGCTACCAGAATGATACCCGATACTGCCCCGAAGCAAAGTCCTGGTACACTTATGACCAGGGCAAGTGGCATAAAGATGTGGGTTCTCTGCTGGTATCTGCTAAGATAAAAGAGTTTGTCCGTCTTATGTCACTCTACTGCGGGGAAATTGTGGATGATGACAAGCGGAAGGACTATATGAAGTTTGTTTCTAAGATGGGTGACAGGCGTTTCCGTGACAGAATCATGAAAGATGCTGCTGACGCTATGTGTATTAGTGCAGCAGAATTTGACAGAAACCCCTATCTGATCAACTGTCTGAATGGTACATATGATCTTGAAAACATGGTATTCAGAGAACACCAGTGGGATGATTTTATCACGCTTCAAACCAACTTCAACTATACCGTGAAGGAAAACGTGACCTGCAAACGCTGGAATAGGTTTATTGCAGAAGTTACCCAGAATGATAAGGACAAGGCAGACTATTTGCAAAGAGCTTTGGGTTATTCCATCTTAGGTACAAGCAAAGAGGAATGTATGTTTATCCTACATGGTAAGTCCACCAGAAACGGTAAGTCTACCCTGCTTAATGCCATAGAACACCTGCTGGGTGATTACAGCAGTGTTGCCCCAGTAGAGTTGATTTGTCGTAGTGACAGGCAGAAGAACGCAGAAGCCGCAAACCCCGTGCTTGCAGGGTTAAAGGGTAAGCGATTTGTAACAATGGCAGAAAGCGACACTATGAGCCGCATGGATGAATCAGTTATCAAGCAGTACACAGGTGGTGAGCAGATTACCGCCCGTGAGTTATACCAGTCTGCTATTACCTTCACCCCTCAGTTTACATTGTGGCTGAGTTGTAATGATCTCCCTGCTGTCCGTGATAAGTCTCTGTTTGCGTCAGACCGTATCAGGCTGATTGAGTTTAACAGACACTTTACAGACAGTGAACAGGACAAAGGGCTAAAGGGCTACTTTGAAACAGACGAAGCCATGCAAGGCATTTTTGCGTGGTTGGTGACTGGTTTATTCAAGTACAAGCGGTTTGGTTTGGCTATGCCTGAGAGTTTGAAAGCACCTATCAAGCAGTATGAGAGGGACAATGATCTGGTTCTACAGTTCCTTGAAGAAAAGTGTGAGAAGAACGCAGAAAGCAGTGTGCAAAGTAAATCTCTGTATGATGCTTATAAGATTTGGTGCAAGAGCAATGGTTATTACGTTTGCAGCACAAAGAAATTTAATGCAGAGGTTACGATGCACCCTAACTGGTATGACAGTAAGCAATTAGTTAATGGTACTATAACCTATAATGGGTTAGCATTCAGGGGGTAAACATGACAGTTAAAGAGATTGTAGAAACGCTTTGTAGCAGAAATAACATTTCGTTTACAGAGTTTGCGGAAGTAGCCGGAGTGAGTAATAAGACAGTAAGCTGTACTCTTTCACGTAATGACGGCATGGGCATGAAGGTAGAAACTCTTATCCGATGGCTGGATAATTTTAGCTATCAGCTTATTATTCAGTCCCCAGAGGATGAAGATGACCTCATTTTGGATGGTGAATAGTAATTTTGTCCTACAATCGTAGGACTACCCCTATAACTTTTCCTAGATACGCGCGTACTAAGAGAAGTTATACAGACTGTCCTACAATCGTAGGACTTACAGAAAGGAGCAAGAATTATGGAAAGCTATGTTGAAAGATGGGCAAGAGAACAGAAGGAAGCCCAGGAGAAGCAGAAAGCCCAGAAGGGCAGAAAGAAGAAGCAGAAGGAGGTTGAGAACGATGGGGAGAACACCGGGTGCGAAGGACAAGAAGCCCAGGAAGAAAGCAGAAGTGGGGAACAGACCGTGTGATAGTTCTCCTATTACACAAGACCTGAACCCAAACTTAGAGGTTGGATATAATACCCGCCGTATCATGTTCATGCAAGAAATCCTTCCGACTGAGCCATTAGATTACAATGACGTGGATGAAATGGAAAGACGATTCAAGAGATATCTTGACTTGTGTGCTGAATGGGATATGAAGATAGGCAATCAAGCTGCGTATGCTGCGATAGGAATTGACAAGGGATTGGTTTGGGATTGGTTAAATCGTAGAGAAGCGAACCCTAGACGTACCGACTTTCTAAAAAGAGTGCAGAAAATATGCGCTATGTACCGTGAAGGTTTAATGGAGGACGGCAAGGTCAACCCTGTCACGGGTATCTTCTGGCAGAAGAACTATGACGGCATGAAAGACCAACAGGAAGTCGTGCTGACCCCGAACACTAACCCCCTGGGAGAGCAGAAGGACGCAGAAGCACTACAGCAGAAGTATCTTGAAAACACCTACGGTATTACAGAACTGCCAGAAGGGGCAGAAAGCCCCGCTGCCCTGCCAGAAATCGCAGAAGGGCAGAAAGCAGAAGTTCCGAAAAGTCGCAGAAGGGCGCAGAAAGCCCCTACGCCCGACAAGTAACAACGTCCCTCCACACTCACCCCGGCACGGTCTACCCTGGCTGTGCTGGGGTGCTTTTCTGTCCCCTCAGGGCGGGACGGTCTGCGGGTCTGTCTGGGGCTGTGTGCTGTCATGCCCTCTCTGCGGCTCTCTGCGCCCCGCTGACGGGCTTTTATGCCCTTGGTAGTATAAGAATACCCCTGCAAGCCAAAACCGCTCAGAGGGGGCTTAAAATGGCTTGTAGGGGCATAGGGCAAAAAGTAACCCCGTCAGGCTGTCAACCTGGCGGGGCTGTGCTGGGTCTAAAATAGCTTGTAGCGGGGGCGGGTGTGCTGCCAGTAGTCTATAAGGCGTTGAACCTCTGCGGGGTCTATCATGGGGATATTGTAAAGCGTCAGTCCCTCAGGGGTCATATAGTAGCCCTGACCATAGCGGGGGAGTAGTTCACACCCTGGAACGCCCAGTATATTTCTGCTGTCCTGCCTGCTGCGTGTCCTGAGTCCTACCCTGCTATCAAAGTTTACCTTTATCGGGGTAGGAATGACGGCTGACAGGGGGCATTGCGTAGCGGCTATAACATGGACATTTGCCGCCCGTCCTATCTGACATAGACGCTGTAAGAGGGGTTGAACCTGTCTTTTATTCGTGGTCATTAAGTCCGCTAATTCGTCTATGACCACATAGACCGCCCCGCCCGTGTATTTCTTTTCGTGCCTGCGTTGCATTTCCCGGTATCTGTTTTCTGTCAAGGTCATAGCCGTTTCCAGGGCTTGTACCATGTCCCCCGGTTCACTGGCATACTGCAAGGTATGGGGCAGGGGCTTAAAGTCTACCAGTTCAACCCGTTTCGGGTCTATTAGAATGAACTGGACACGGGCGGGGCTATCATAAAGAGCGGTGTGCATGATACCGTTGATTACAACGCTTTTACCGCTGCCAGTAGCCCCGGCTATAAGTAAATGGGGCTGGGTCAGCATATCCCGGTAAAGGGTCTTATACTCCCCCGTGGGAGTCGTGTAAATGGCTTTCAAGGCTTGTTTTCCTCCTGTCTGTGAAATCAGCCCCGGCAGGCTGTAAACCCGTCCGGGGCTGTGCTGTTTATCTGTCCAGGTGTAGCACGGTTCTAAAACCTGCGTGAACCTCTGCGGCTATGGCGTTGAGGGCTTTATACTCTCGCCCGGTCAAGTATCCGTTGAGGTGTGCGTTGAGGATACGACTTTCAACCATGTCTTGAAATTCAATAAATTCCTCGCCTGTGGCTGTGCCTGCGTCTACGTTCTCGCTATGCCGTCCCAGGTCTTTCAATATCTCAGTAAATACCGACATACTTACACCCCCATTCTGATACATTCGTCAAGGGGTACACGCTGACCATGTACCCGGATAAAAGCCCGTCCCGCTGCGGTGTAGCTGACCTTGACCCGGTGGTAACTTTTCTTGCTACACCATGCCCCGGCTACACAGATGATATAATCCTCAATGCCGTATTCCATGCCCTTGATTTCCAGACCGCCCAGACCGCTATAATAAGCGGTGCTTTCATGGGTCAGACAATACTCTCTTGCTGTCATGGTTCAACCCTCCTTTTCTTCCAGTGTGTGACGGTACAGACGCTTGACACGGTTGCAAGCCTGGAACAAAGCACGGGCTTGACAGTCAAGCCAGGTTTCCCGGCTGTTGGGGTTTCTCTCCCCGTTGCGGGTCTTTTTCAGTTCTGAGGGGGTGCAGAGTCGTTCCGCTATGTCCCCGTCATAAATCAGGGAAGAACCGCCCTCACTGAACTGCTGCCAGTTCTGCGCCCCATTCAAGAGCCAGTTTTCACACTCTGCGCCGGGGGCTGGGTTTCTGCCCTCATATGCCGCCCGTTCTTCCAGGTCTGCCAGCAGGTCAAGGGCGTACAACGTAACGCCTTTATCCCATGCGCTGCGGTCTTTACGGGCTTTCAATTCTGCGGTCATGGTGTCGTAAATGGTGGCGGTGTCCTGGGTGTCCTCTGCGGTGTCCTGGGTGTCCTCTGCGGTGTCCTGGGGTTTCCAGCCGTCTGGGACTACCTCGCAGGGCATACCCCTACGGGCATAACCCACGGTGTCAAGGCTGACCCCGTACACAGTGGCGGCGGGTTCGATTTCCTGGAAATATGCCTGCGCCTGGTCTGCGCTCTCAGCGGTCACAAGACGGGATTGAGTGACCCCGGACTTTTCAAAGCTGACTACAAAGTTTTCTTTCATGGTGTGTACCTCCTGCATATTCATTCATTCTTCAATGGTGAGGGATTGCAAGCCCACGAACTGGGGCGGGGTGCTGTCCCTCTTGCTTTCATGCTTTCATTATATCATGCTTAGATGAAATGTCAAGAGGAAATTTCACGTTTACATGATATTTTTTTTCGAGGCTGTCTGCCTGTCCTGGGAACGCCTGCGCCCGGTCTGCCCTGCTGCCTGTCCTGCGCTGTCAGGTCTGGGACGCTGGGACGGTCTGCGGCTGTCCTGGGACATGACCGGGGGGCGGGGGATATGACCCCCGGCAGGGCGGGGCGGGTGAGTGCCGAATGTACCGCAAAAATAAAAAAGTTGGTTCAATCAGTAGAGCAAGTAGAGTATTTTCACGTTTTGCTATAAATTCTTCTTAGTAGACCCTCTTATAAGAGAAGTTTGGTGAAAATCAAGATTTGCTCTACTTGCCCTACTCTGAAAAATCCGCAAATTTCAAAAAGGCTCTTGACAATATCACGAATGTATAATATAATGCAAGCATGAAATCCATTAAGGAGGTTTTGAAATGCAAGCCAATGAGGTTATCAAGGCTCTTATGAGCGATAAGAAAATAAACCAGGGTGAGGTCACGCAAAGGCTGGGTATGAAAAGCCAGTCTGGTGTGAGTCAAGCCCTGAACCGGGATATGAAAACGTCCATGCTTCTCCGCTTCCTGAGTTGCATGGATTGTGAGTTGATTGTGAAGGACAAGGATACGGGCAAGGAATACTGTATCTCTGAGTGAAGGAGGTGTGGGTATGGTTCATCCTATCAGGTGGACAGTAAAGTGCGTAGCATGGATAGTGCTGTTGGGGTTGCTGTTCCTGTTCTGCTTTCTCTCGCTGTGTACCAACTGGCTTACCGTTCCCGTCCACCTTCTGGCGTGGGCGGTGTGCAGGCTGGTCAAGAGGACTCCCCCTCACCTGACCCGGTACTGCCTGACGTTTTATCCAACGTGGAGCAACGCCCCGCACAAGACCTTTACTGACACGCTGCGGGAGATAGATAGGGACTCTGCGAAGATGGCAAAAGCCAGGAGCAGGCGTTTCCGTCCCTACGAAACATGGTTCTTTGACTAAGGAGGGTAGCTTATGTCGCAAGGTGTATATTTTAGCAGCCATAAGAAGCGCAAGACCGCTTTCTGGCTGTGCGTGTTCCTGGGGATTTTCGGAGGTCACTACTTCTACGTAGGTAGGATTTTCCGTGGGATACTTGCTTTGTGTACCCTGAACTTTCTCATGATAGGCTGGGTTTTTGACCTGATTAAAATTGCCAGAGGGCGATTTAAGGACTGGAACGGTCTACCACTCATAGATTGACCTCCCTGA